GGAGCGGTATCCATCGCAGCTCTCGGAGCAGCAATGCTTGTATTTGGTGCGGGCGCAGCGATTGCCGGAGCCGGATGTATTGTACTGGGAGCCGGGCTCGTAGTAGTTGGCGCAGGAGCAGTGGCAGCCGGAGCTGGATTGCTGGTGCTTGGAACGGCAGTTCTTGTGGCGAGTGCCGGATTTACGGTGATTGGAAATACAATCACGAAAGTCGTGGATGCAATCAGTGGCGGTCTTACAAGTGTGCTGAATGGAATTGCCAAAGTGATTAATTCGGTCGGAACATCTGCAAAGAATGCCGGACAGGGATTTAAGAGTGTGGCAAGTGGGATTAAGATGATCTCAGGGTTGTCAATCGGATCCATAGCAAAATCTCTCGGAGCAGTGTCAATCGGACTCGGAAAAATATCCAAAAAAGGAGCAGGCGTAGGACAGGCGGCAAGCGGGTTAAAAACGCTGGCGTCAGCATCTGTATCTGTAAATGCAAGTTTCGGGACGATGGGAGCAGTGGCGGCAAGTTCTTTGTCCGCTGTAAGTAAGTCCATGAGCAAGGTAGCATCTACCGCGAAATCTGCAGGTAGAAATGCGGGAAGTGGTTATGCGTCTGCGCTTCGCAGTGGTCTTAGTAAAGCTGCATCGGCAGCATCGAAGGCAGCTACAAGTGTAAATACGAGATTGCGGTCCGGGCGCTCCGGTGCATACAGTGCCGGTTCATATGTTAGTCAGGGCTTCGCAAGTGGAATGAGTTCCTGCCTTGGGCAGATCGAAGCGGCGGCATCCAGAATGGTTTCGGCTGCGGACACAGCTATCCGGGCAAAAGCGAAGATCCACAGCCCTTCCAAACTCACGAAGAAGCATGGTGGATACATGAGTTTGGGATTTGGAAACGGAATTCTGAGCAAGATCAGTGAGGCGACAAAAGCGGCTAAGAAACTCGTGAGCGAGACAATGAAAGTATTTAAAACTGCGAAGAACAAAGGAAATTATGAGTCGCTTGGTGAAAAACTCAGCGATAAGTTCAAATCGCAGATGGAGAAGAAACGGGACAGTGCACTTAAGTCTGTCAAGAATATGATCAATGCGTATGTGAAGCCACTGAAAAAGCATAATAAGAAGGCTTCCAGCAAGTATACGAAAGCCGGACGCTATCTGAACAGTGCATTTTCAAAATCATATAAAGCTGAAGTGAAGAAGCTGATCAAGGCAGCAGATTCCACATTTGATAAGCTCGGGAAGAAGTATCAGAAGAAATACGATGCAATTATCGATGCCAGAAAGTCCTTTATGGAGAACCTTGGAAATATCAGCAGTCTCTACACGGCGGATGATTATGGGAATATCGCATTGAAAGATTTTAATGTCGGCACAAAACAGATCAACGCTTATGCAAAGAATCTGGAAAAGCTGAAAAAGATTTTACCGGATGGATTGATGGAAGAAATTCTCGGACTCAGCACGGCAGAAGGTCTGGCTTATACGAATAATTTGCTTAAGATGTCTACGAAAAACCTGAAAGCTTATGGTGCAAGCTATACAAAGTTCCAGAACGCTGCAAAGAAAACAGCAACGAATTACTATGCACCGAAATTAAGTAGTCTTAAGAAGGATTTCTCTGCACAGGTGACGAAAGAAGCGAAGGCACTGAAAAAACGTATGACCACGATTGGCGCAAATGCGATGAGTGGATTTGTATCAGGAATGTCATCCAAGAAAAAGAGTCTGAGTAAGGAAAGCCGGATACTGGCAAATGAAGTGATAAAAGCATTCCGGAAGAAGCTTAAGATTCACAGTCCGTCAAGGGTGTTCGCTTCTCTGGCAACTTATACGGCAAAAGGATACATAAACCAGTTGGAGTCCATGCGGCATAAGATTGCCGATGTAGCGCAAAGCATCGTGACGATTCCGGATGTTGCATCTCCGAAGCTTGCAGGTGATTACACTGGCGATCTATCAACAGAGTATGAATATTACAGCAATGCGAAGTATACGATTGTTGTTCCGGTAGAAGTAGATGGACGTGAGGTGGCGAGAACGACTGCGCCGTATATGCAGAGCGAACTGGATTCGAGACAGAGCCGCGAGAACAGACGGCGTGGAAGGAAATAAGGAGGCAGTATGTATAGTTTTGTAGATACGACAGATTCTCAGGTGGGGCGCGATGTCCCATCTGAAGCTTTGATGATAAATGGAACCTTGATCGAGGATGAAATCCCGGAGTATCGGACACTGCATGTCTCCGGACGGGAATTGTTAGAAACGGAAGTCACTACACTGGACAGCACTGTGAATGACGGAACAAGATATCAGAGCAAAAGATATCCGGAAAGAACGATTACTGTAACGTTTCAATTGATTGCCGGAAATAATGCACGGTTTCGTGCGGCATTTAATGAACTGAATGCACTTCTGAATGTAGAAGAGGCACAATTAATCTTCATGGATGAACCCGACAAGTATTATATCGGAACAATGGAATCGGTGGATGATATCGATCCGGGGAAGAATGCCGTGACGGGTTCATTCAGTTTTAAATGTTCTGATCCATTTAAGTATTCCGTGAAAGAATACGAGGTAGAACCGACAGGTAATGCATTTGTGTTTGAATACGGCGGTACATATCGGGCATTTCCAAAGTTTGAAGTTGATTTTTACAATGATGAAAGCGGCGAAGAGAACGACAATGGAAGATGCGGTTATGTAGCTTTCTTCGATGATGAAGAACACATATTACAATTTGGCAATCCAGAGGAATTGTCGGAAGAGCAGATTGAGGTCGTTGAGCAGGAAACCAATACTTATCAGGTTCCTACAACGAAGGTGATGGTTAATCATTCATTCAAGAAATCATCCGCATGGAATACATTAAAGACGAAATATAAAAATAACAGTGGAGTGCTGTATGGAACAGTGACACAAAATGGAACGATGGGAGAGAAACATTCGCAGAATTCTACGAGCGAGGGAACGTATTATCTTACAGCATCAAGTTATGGCTCGGGTTCCGGATGGCACGGTGCTGTAACGACATATTCTCTTTCGGAATCTGCTACAGATTTCCAGATGCAGTACGCACAGAAGATGTGCGTGGATAGTACGAGTGCAGGAAAGAGGCAGAAAGGGCGTTTTCAGATGATATTATCGGATGCGTCCGGGAAAATTGTAGCGGGCATTGACATTTACAAGTCCGGTGACGGAACGAAAGGAAAGTACCGGATGATCGTGGATGGCAAGATCCGGAAAGAAGCAGAGATAGATCTGTCATTGCACAACAAGAGATTTGGAGAAAACCGGGCAGAGAATAAGAAGAAAAAAATAACAGCCATTAAGACTGCGAAGTCATCCTGCATTACAAAGAAAGGTTCAAGAATTTCATTTGACCTCGGCGGGATAAAAGCAAGCTTTACAGTAGAGAGCGTAGCAACGAAATCCGTAAGCAAGATCACGACCGGTTTCTTCCAGAAGCGCACGGCGGCAGCCATGAAATACAATGGCATGTATGAAATGAAGCTGGTAAAGAACTATAAGAAGACGGTGACGGAAACTATAGATAAGATTGTACTGGAATGGCATGATGTACAGAATAAATTCAATGCAAACGATGTCCTTTCGATTGACTGCGCAAGTGCATCCGTAAAGCTGAATGAACTGGACAGGCAGGATCTTGGAGCACTCGGCAATAGCTGGGAAGAATTTTACCTGATGCCTGGAGTGAACCAGATCGGGTTTAGCTGGTCAGAGTGGGTAGAAGAGGCATATGCGCCGACATTTAAATTGAAATACAGGGAGGTCTTTTTATGATCGTGTATTTTGCTGACCGTCATATGAACATATTAGGGAATGCAAGCACAACGCTCCCGGAAGGCTTGCTGATTGTTGGCGACGAAAAAACAGAAGAGATAGAAGCGGGCGTATCGGTTCTGGAACTGCATATTACATACGATGCGCTTACGAGAAAAGAAGCGGAAAGATGTGCTGCAGTAGGAAATTATTTACTGTACCAGAGTGGTGATGAAAAATCTTTTTATACGATCATTGAAACGGAAGCAGATACAAAAAGCAGAGAAGTTATGGTTTATGCAGAAGATGCGGGACTGGATCTGCTGAATGAAATAGCACTTCCGTACACTGCGGATAAGGCATATGAGATTGATTATTATATAAATAAATTTGCAGAAGACAGTGGTTTTGAAATTGGGCTTAATGAGGTACCAGGGACGAAGAAACTTGCTTGGAATGATGAACAGACCGTGACGGAGCGGATATTAGGTGTTGCCGGAGAGTTTGATGCGGAAATCGCCTTTTCCTTTGATGTAGAAGGAATGGCTGTAAAGCATAAGTATATTGATGTTTACCAGAAGCGGGGGCAGGATGCAGGAGTACAGCTTCATTTGGACCGTGATATCGACAGGATGGTAACAAAGAAATCAATTGCGAATCTTGCCACAGCATTGCTGCCATATGGATCCACACCAGAGGACAGCGATATTGCAATCAATCTGAGGGACTACAAGTACGATGACGGAGATTTTTACATTGATGGGAATCTTCTGAAATCCAGAACGGCATGGCAGAAGTGGAGCCGTTTTTTCGCAGACGGGCAGGGCGAAGGAGATATTGTAAAAACGTTTAATTTTGATACGGTAAGCCAGGAGCTTTTATGCAAGAAAGCGATAGAAGAACTGAAAAAGATCCGGGAACCGGAAGTGAACTATGAGATTGATGTGCTTGAACTGCCAAAGGGTACAAAAATTGGAGATACTGTAAATATTGTGGATGAATCCGGTGAAGTTTATTTTTCGGCAAGGATATTAAAAACAGAGATTTCAGAAACGGGCAGAAGCGTTAGCGTTACTATTGGAGATTATCTGATCAAAGATAACGGAATCTCGCAGCAGGTGCAGGATCTGGCAGGAAACTTTAAAAATCTGGCAGCCAATCGAACACTGTATACATGGACTGCTTACGCAGATGATGAATATGGTTCCGGCATTTCCTTGGACCCTTCTGGAAAATCATATCTCGGAACACGCGCGAATCAGACTGTGAGAGATCCGGATATTTCCAATCCAGAACTGTATAAATGGGTGAGAGTAAAAGGGGAAGAAGGAGAAGCGGCAGTATTGCTTCACATAGAATCCTCGAGGGGCAGTGTATTTAAGAATAATGCAGTGTCAACGGTATTGTCGGTTGTTATATATCACGGAAAGGAGCGGATAGAAGATGCAGAGACTCTGAGAAAGACATTTGGAAGCGGTGCATATATCCAGTGGAAATGGCAGCGCTTAGAGGAAGAGACTTATGGAATTATCTCTTCCGGTGATCCAAGAATCAGAAACGATGGATTTTCATTTGCATTATCACCAGATGATGTAGATGTAAAGGTAACTTTTTTATGTGAATTAATTGTTTAAAAACGAGGAGGATAATATTATGGCAATTAAAGCTGCAGATCAAATGACAATTTTAGATGTTACGGATGCGTATTCGGTAATGCTGACTTCGGAAGCATACACATTTATCGGAAATACCAGCGGGGCGACTCCTGGGCAGACGTGTTCTACAGAAGCAGTTGCATTCTGTGGAACAAATCAGTGTGCTTCGCTGACGGTAGTGGCAGCAGAGATTACATGCCCGACCGGAATTAGTGCTACAGTAGAAAACAGTGGTACATCCAGAGTTAAAATTACATTTAAAACAACAGCAACGATCAGTGCTGCCTGTGAGGCAACAATC